CTATTTTATGCCTTTCTTTCCAAAGTGATAGCCTTTCCTCTCTTTGTCCTGTGCCGAAACTGAGACAATTCGCGTGTTTTTCTTGTCGAATTGCTCGGCCAAGGAGCGCCCGGCTTCCTTGCTGTGGACATACGTCTCCATGAACAGTTTGGCTGATTTCCAGCCGCCCGCATCCATGACTTTCTTGATGTCTCCAGACACGGCCATTCCGTTCGTCCCGAACGAGTGACGTCCGGCAGAGTGCGTTGTCCTGCGCTCGATGCCCGCGCGTTTGCATACGGCAGCTATGCGCTTGTTCACGGCTTTCGAGTCCGTGTAGGAGAAGACGGGCTTGCCTTCGCTAATGCCTAGCTCGCTGATCCTGGCAATAAGCTCGGTGGTGAGGCCGCGCATGGAGTTGTCTTCCGTCTTGGTCTTGACCAGAACGGCTATGCGCTCTCCGAGGTCAACGTCTTCTCCCATGAGATTGACTGCCTCAGCCACTCGCGCGCCTGTCTGGTTCATAAACAAAACCAGTGCGGAAAGGTGATAGAGCTTGTCCTTGTCGGATTGCGCAAGAAATTTCGCCATCCATTCGTCATCTACCGGCTTGTGCTTGGTTGATTTCTTGACCTCAAACATCTTCACTTCGATCGGCGCGCACCATCCTAGGTCATGAGCATGCCGGATGACAGCGCGCGCCGGCACAATAGCTTGCCGGTTTCGCGTGGCTGCAGACGCCGTAGGGTATAGCGTCAACGCCATTTGGCGGAGTTCACCAGGCTTGATGCTGGCAACCCTCCGCCCTTTGAAGTGCTTCAAAATCTTGGGAATGAACCTGCCTTCACCGCCTTGCAACAAGTAGGCTTCGGCTGCCTCTTCGAATAGCCTTACGGCTTCCTCTCCATACGTATCACGTTTGAAGAGCCGCGCTTGGTAGATGGCAAGCTTTTCTTCGGCTTCCCTCTTGTCGCTAGTGCCAAGGCTCTCGCGTATGCGCTTTCCTCCGAAGGTGCCAGAGGCATAGTAGATTCCTCCCCGCTCTTTGAGTTTGAGGCCGGGCATGAGATTTTCTCCCTCAGTAATGCGATATGTTCGGGGTAGAAGACCTTTTTCGCCCCGCGGCGCTCATAGTGCGGATGCAGCTTGATTGCGTCAATGAGGAAGCGGCGCGAGATACCTAGCACAAACGCGGCTCCGTCCATGTCTACGGGCGTGATCTGCTGCGCCCATGCTGGCAATGCTGGTGCTGTCATATCAGTTCGTCCAGTTGATCAAGGCACCGAAGCCGCCGAAGGGGGATAAGCCGTGAGGTCATGGGCGATCCTTCAATGCCTTGAGGATCGCGACACAGAGAGCCGCGGCGGCCGATGCGTCAGTCTCTCCTTGCCCTATCGGCTCTTCGAAAAACATCAGCGCGGCGCCATAGAGCGGTTCGTCCGTGCGCGTCTTCCCCTTGGCTACGTGATACCAAGCGCCAGGTAGTACCTTATCCGCGAGCGCGATGGCCGCATCCAGCGAAGAGGTGAGATTTGCGGGCGTGTGCTTCTGGTAGTCGAATGACCACCAGTCCCTATGCGTCCATTGACCAAGGGCGATCATGATATCCGTATCGAGGCGAGCGTCTGGGCCCGTCGCCTTCTCCAAGCGCGAAATGAGTTCGTCGAGTTCCGTCATTCCTCGCCTCCTCGATCCTGGCGGGCTGGCCTAAGCACGCGAACTCCCGCTTGCTCTGCCAGTATGTCTTCCATGCGCGGCTTCAACTTCGCCGGTATGCGCAATCCAGAGAAGGCGGCGCGTATCTTGGCATTGGTCTCCTCGGCCGATTTCTTCGTTTCAGCGTCGGTCATGGCGCGAGGTCCTTCCACGTCGGCATCTTTGCTTGCAGGTTGGACTTGTGCGGCTCGGGGCAGACCCACCAGCCGAAGTCAGAAAGCCGCTTGAACAGCCACCAGCGGAACGGGGCGAGAGTCAAGGTGTCACTGACGCCTTGACGGAATGCGGTTCGGTCGAGTCTCATGTCCGCGTCTCCTCGGCTTTGGCGCGGAGGGCTTGGACGATGAGAAGCTGCAGGCTGACGGCTGTCTCACCACGACTGTTTATGGCGTAGGCAGTCAGAGAAGCCTCCCTGAAAGCACCCGCCCGCGCTTCGGCAAGCTGCCTCCTCACTGCCATCAACTCGTCATGCAGGGTGCCGGCGGCTTCAAGGTTCCCGACGCGGCGCTCTTTGAGTTCGTCCAGCTCCCGCCGCATACGGTCTAGTTCGGCGTCCTGCTGAGAGATGCGGTCTGCTGCCTCACCGCATATGCGGCTGCCTAGAAAGCGTTGCTGACTATTCCAGTCGGCGTCGAGCAGGCGTTTGACAAGATCACTCATGGCTTGGCTCTCCCTGCTTCAGGCAGCCAAAACCAGTTGGTGCCGTTATGGATCATCCCAATTGTCGATGGAGCCACGCCGTAGCGTTTTGCTAGCGATGTCTGCGGGATCTTGCCTTTCAGCCTGAGAATTTCCCTGGCTTGCTGCTCCGTGAGCTTCGCCGTCCCGGACCTTTCGCCGCGGCTATGCGTGCCGTGTGCCAGCCGATCCGACTGGTTCCCGGATGGCGTTTTCCACAAAAGATGATGCGGATTTACGCAACCTTTGTCTCCTTTGCCGCATGAATGGGAAGCTTGAGAATTTGCCGACGGCGGTTCACCATGGACGAGAAGGCAAATATAGCGATGGGCACCAAACCATTTCTCTCCGTCTTTTATTTTCCCATAGCCGTCGGTTAGGCTGAACGGCCACATCAAGCACTCGTCCCCTTCGTGGGCTAGAGCAACCTCGTGAACAAAACGGATCGTAGGGGCTGCTGTCATTTCGATCCTCCAAGGGCTGGTGGAGCGGGCATAGGCATCCAAGCATCTGGAAGTTCGCCGAGGTCACGGCCGATCGCGTGCCCGAACGTCATCCAACGCCGTCCGGTCCCCATGTTCACCAGCATCCCGGCATACACGCCGTTGTTGCCATAGTAGTCGAGGCCGGGAATACGGATCAGGATCGAGGCGTTTTCAGGCGCTGTCTCGATCGGCTGCCAGCCATCGGGCGCTGAAGGGGCGGCGTACAGGGGCTCGCAAACGTAGACATCATCGCGCGCGAACAGGCTGTATCCCCAAGGGCTATTCTCCCTGAGCTTCCAGCGGTACGCCACCGGCTCCCCCACTACCGCCTCTGCTGGCACGGAGAGGGCGGCCGTGACAATGCGAATAACAGACGCCTTAGCTTGATCTTCGGTCAGGTAAACGCCTTCCAAATAGGCGTCAAATGCAGCCTCGATCTGGGTCGGTGTTGGCTTCATTGGCGGGGCTCTCCAACAGGAACGATATCAAGCTGATAACCGGCTCCGTCGCAGCGGTTTTTGCACCACCAAAGCGGCTCAAGTGTATCAACATCTGTGCCGAGCATTCCCACCATGGCCGATTGCCGTGCTGGTCGATAAGCCCTGACCATTTCGGAGCTGAGGTAATGGTCGCGGCAGTGACGGCAAAGGACTTGGACTGACGCGGTAGGAGGTCCGAAGCCATCGTCTTCATGGTCTCCGACGTCGCCGAAGTGCTCGATAGCCAGGGCTTCAAGCTCGGCGTCCAACCCATCCAGAGCATTATCTGTCTGAACGGAATCGCATTTCAAAGATTCGCGGTGCAGTGCGCGAAATGCCTTGCGGAACGGGTGCATGCTATCTCTCCCCCTCCCTGCTGGTGGACTGGGAAGCGGAGAGGTCGGAGCGGCGGGAAGCACGAAAACTGGAAAGAGCCTCAATGGCACCGTCGCGGCAGCCTCGGCACATGTCTTTCCATTCGAAAACGGCGTCCATCGCCCATTCGCCTTCAAAGTGAGCCATGACCTTTCCTTTGGAGGCGGGTTTCTGCTCACCAAGGTTCGTGCCGCAGACATCGCACGTGTAGTGGATAGAGGTATGTTCAGCCATGTGCGTGCGCTCCAGCTTTAATGACGAGTTCACACAGGCCGTCGTCGCGCTTTCGCCACTCACCTGCGTTGATTGACTGGCCGGCTGCGTTCTCTACTTCGATGAAGCGAGGCCCGTCAGGCGACGGAAATCCATCGAAAACGATGTGGTAATCGACCGGCTCCGCGACGTGTGCGCTTTTGTAAAGCGGCTCGATGATACGTCGCTCATTCGCGTCAGGCTCACCTTCGGTGACAATCCATGAGCCACAGTCTTTCCATTTCCACCGCCACGCAACAGCCTGAAACTCCTGCCCCTCCAGCGCCTTCGTGGTGATTTCCTGAAGGGCTCGGCTGGCAATCGTGCACAGGCCGACGCAAACGCATTTGTCGCCGAGCGAGCACCCAAGCGGGCCGATTTCACGGTCGAAGCCCATATCGTGCGGGCAACGGGTATCGCAGATCTTCTCCAGCGCCGATGTTGCTGCCTTCAGCTTGTATTCAAGGGCAGCAACCGCCTCCACCTCCTGCCCGCCGTCCTTGCCGGGGGAGGAGGGAGTGACGAGATCGATAATGGCCTCAACGAAATTCTTGGCCGAAAGCGTGGCGACCGTATATTCCGCTTGCGGGAACAGGGGCGGGTGCTTGTCGCGCGTCATTTCCTCGGCCACTTTTGACGGAAGATGCTGCCAGATCAGCTTTGCGATCTGTTCTTCGTCCAGCGCCTTCCCCTCTCCTGCAATGGGGAGGGTGGATAGGGCGGCTTCGAGGGCCTTAGCGATATCGCCACCGCAGCTTTCCATCTTCGACACTGCGTTAACCGGCCAAAATGCCAAGGCAAAGGCCTCGATTGCTTCTTCGGTGATCATGCGTCAATCCTCTCGTACCGGCCCGTAGACCAGTTGAATTTGGTGTTGGCAGGCTTCTGGAAGCCGCGGCCCTTGCTCTTGATGCCGAGGTGCTTGTCCTGCATGCGCACCGTTTTCGCGGCCATGGGAATGTCGTGCTTGGCTGTCTTCCAACGGTGGCAGCGGATGCAGACGGCGGCGCAATTCTCCAGGCTGTCATCCTTGGAATTCGCGTCCAAAACGATGTGGTCGAACTCGACGCCGAAGCCGAGAGGCGAGCTGCAGCGCTGGCCGCGTTCAAGGCCATACATCTTGCCTACGGCCTCGCACTTCATCTTCGAACGTTTCAGAGCCTCGCGCTTCGTCTTCTTCGAGAATTCGGCTCTGGACATCACTTCCTCACGAATACGCGAAGGAGCCGCTGCAGAACGCCTTCCTGCGGCTCTGTAGATTGGACGAAACGGGAGCGGCGGTCGGAGACCTGATCCATGCCAATTTCGGCTCTGAGCTTGGCGTGTGTCTCTTCTCGCTTTTGAAGATGGGCGAGGGTGGAGGGCCGGCAGTGCGGGAATTTCTTCATGTGGTCTTGAATACTGCTGCTCATGCTGCATTCTCCGAAAAAGCATCCTTGATGCTGATGCCGTAGGTTGCGATGATCCATTTCTCAGCGGTGGCAATGAAGTCGTCGAACTCGCTCTCGCTCATGCTGGCGAAGCTGACGGACTTCGGAACGGCCACGGTGAAGCCCTTGACCAGAACCGGCGTGACAAAGCCCGTGTGGAGCTTCACAACATCATGAAGTGCCTCTGGCGAGGGGGCGCACTCGCAAGCCTTCACGACGCGCCCCAGGTACGACCAGTAGAGGCGAAGCTTTGCCGGCGAGCGGCCTTCCGAGACCGTGATCTTGATGCGCTGCCCAATAGGAAGGCGCTGGATAAGGTCAGCGTCGGTCATCATCTCGGGGATGAGATGGTTTCCGCGTCTCTGGACGTAAATCTGGGGCTGTTCGCTTTTAGCCATGATGGTCCAACTGCTTGTTTTTGCCTTCGAGTTCCGGGAACATGGCATGCAAGCGATGGTGGCACTTGGCGCAGAGCCAAACGACATCTAACGGCTTCGCATAGTCCTTGTGATGAGCATGCACCTGATCAGACCCGCAGAACTCGCAATCAAGCTTTTGAAGGCGCCCGTCCCTAACTGCGTTCGATACGGCGGACTGAGCCCTATACGCCTGAGGGTTCTTGGCTCTCCAAATCTTGGTATTCTCGACGTTCTTCGCGATCCGTTCCGGAGATTTTGACCGCATACGGTCGTATTCACGGACCTTTTCATTGTTGCGAGAACGATTTCGAACCGCTGCTCGGTGGCATTCCTTGCAACTCGCCAAGTTCGAAGCGTAGAACTCGACCTTATGCTTGGTAATACCGCACTTCTTGCAGGTGATCATGAGGCACCTCACTAAAATGGAATCGTGTCATCGAGGTCTTTGCTTCTCGACTGCTGGCTAGGCCCGTCTTCGTAGTCGTAGCCGGTCTGCTCTCGCTGCGTTGCTGCCTTTGCCTCGCCACCGCCCATCAGCGTGACTTCGGATACGTTGACCGTCAGGTACGTTCTGCCTTCGTGTTCGCGCGTACCAAGGTCGCCGCATGCCGAAACCTTTGTGCCCTTCTTCAGGTATGAGGTGAGAGAGTCCCCGCGTTTGCCCCAAAGGCTGCAGTCGAAGAACAGGGCCGACTTCGTGCGGGCGTCATTCACGGCCACAGAGAAGCCAAGGACTGGCTCGCCAGACTGTGTTCGCCGCAGCACAGCATCCTTGGTTATGTTCCCTGAGATAACGATATTCTTCATTGCCTATTCTCCAGCCGCCAGAGGGCTATTCATGAGGGCGTTTTCCGCCTCGATCTTCGCGGTAAGCTCCTGCTCGTATCCGCCGAAAAGCTCTGACAGGCCGAAGAGGAACGAGTTGTTCCAGCCATTTTTCTTGGCGTCGGCGCGGTAGTGTTCTTTGACCTTCTCGAACTGGGCGAAGGTGTGAACGTCCACCATGTCGTTCGCTAACTGGTCTCGGACGCGCTCGAACTCGCCGTCGCGCTTGAGCTGGGCGCTGGACTTCGGCTTGTCGTTGGCCGGCGGGGGAAGCTCTGTCTTTTGCTCTGCGAACTCGTTCTTGAGCGTGTTGACGTACTTGCTGTCGTCGAACATGCCCATGTGAACGTCTGCGCCGACGCCGATCAGTTTGAGAGCATTGGTCACAGCGTCCGTGAAAGCCTTCTTGAAGGCTTCATCGTCGGTCTGGACGCCGTACTTGTTTTTTCCGGCTACCTTGTCGCCACCGACGCCGAAAACCGTCTGTTCACGCTTCTCGTACCAAATCGAAACGGTGCAGTAGACCAGCGTTTCTTCGCCAGCGATAACGACCTGGAACGAAGGTTCGCCAATTCCCCAACCTTGACCACAGGGGCCGAACTCCTCGGTCATCCGGCGATAGGAGAACATCGGCTTGATAGCAGTTCCGCGGAACCCGCCTCCGCGCGTGAAGTCCTTCGTGTGCTTCGGGTCTGTTTTGCCGAGCTTGTCCCAGAGAGCGGTTTTCTCGGTCATCACGCTGCCTCCATCTGACGAGCGGCAATCATCCGCTCAATGCGCCATTCCTCGCGAGCCGCCATGATCTCGTACCACTGGGCGTCTTCCTCGCGGCGCTCTGCCAGTTCGAGGCGACCTTCAGCCATGTACTCATCCGCCATCTTGCGGGCGTGAGCGGCGTGCTCTCTGAGGCGGTCTGGTGTCGGATAGGTCATAGCTGGCTCCCGATTGCGTAGCCGAGACAGAAGAAAACGGTGATTGCCACGGAAAGCTCTGTGCTCTTCTGGCGGGAGAATTGGCGGAGGGCGGTCATGAACGGCCCTCCGCCTTGGCAACAACAGCGCGCATGCGATTAAAGGCCGTTTCCGATTGCTCGAAATATTCAGAGAACGACAGTGCCGCTTTGCCGTCCTCAACGCGAAGAATGTCGTTGACGACATCAAGAAGCTCAGGAGCGGCGGCGATCAGGCGGGCATCAGCCTCGGAGGCGTATAGATCACCTTGACGATGCGGCCCCTTTTCAGGATCGCCAATCGAAAGCCAGATGCTCTTGTCTCGACGAACGCCATATTTCCAAGGGCCAGGAGTGTGCTTGCTCATTCCGCAGCCTCCACCCACTGATCGCCAACGCGGCTATCGAGCATTGCCTGATAGGAATAATCGGCGTCAGGCTCGGACTGCTCGGCGTACTTCTCCGCAAAGAAGGTCTGCGCGTGAGGATCGTTCTCGATGACATCCTTCATGATGTCGAAGAGCCAGCGCTTGAGCTGACTACCGAGGCCAGCACCGCCGTTACGGTCGAAGAAGGCGCCATCGTCGAGGCGGATATCGGAGACGTAGAACGCGTCGTCTCCGTCGCTGACAAGCTCTGCGACCCCGTAGGCCATCATTCCGTTACCGAATACTGGTAATTCATCAAATTCGTAGGGAATCGAGAATGCTGTGTTCATCGTCTCAATCCTTGGAAAAGTGGTTGATGATCTCTGGGAGAAGGTTCCGAAGGACGGCTATTGCCTCTCCGTCGTATCGGTCTGGCAGGCCGCGAGGTTCTCCCTCGTCCTGGTATTCAAGGCCGTACTCCATCACGTCTGTATTCCGTTGGACGTGGCGGATAGCCTCGTAGAGGGCCTTTTTGCTCCAAGGGCCCGCAGACAGAGACGCCTCTATCGAGGCCAGCGCGTTTAGCAGTTCCGCCTTCTCCATCTTCATCTCCGTTCCGTGGTGTTCAGCAGATCAAATCAGTCGATTTGCTTGGTGGTGAGGACGTATCTGTCGCCAACCCGCGTCATGCCCATGATCGCGATGCCGCTTGCAGAGCCATATGCAGAGGCCCACAGAGGTGTTTCGTCGTGCATGGTGAAGTCGCCGCCCTTGTAGCCCTCGAACGTGTTGCCGATGGCGTCGCGCGCCTCCTTGAGGAGTTCGCCGGCAGTGATGGGCGATGAGGCAGGCGGGAAAGATAGATCGCTGTAATAGCCGCGATAGGATTCTGGCGCCGAAGGGCTGACCGCCGCGTCAAAGTCGAACACTACGATAGCTTCCGGTTCTGCAGCAGACAGCGCTTCGACAAGCGCGCCGAGCGTCAGGTGGTAGTTACCGCGCTCACGAGAGCTTGCTTCGTTCATTGCGTCTACGAGTGCCTGAAGGTTCATCGTCATTTCCTCTCGCTACCGGTGTTCAGCAGATCTGGCGCGGCGTAGATCAAGTAAGCGTCGGTCTTGGTAGCCAAGATTCTCGGTTCACTGACCTTCTTCAACGTCTCTCGAATTGAAGTTAAAAGCTTCATTTCTTCGTTGGGTATTCTGCTTCCGTGGAAGTATTCGGAGTCGGCGCGCGGATCGAAGTAGGCCTCGCATTCGGACAGAGCGGCAGTTAGGTATGAAACCTCATCAAGCAACCGGCACAGTTCGGTGGCCAGTTCACCACGTTCTCGCCTAACGGTTTCCGCGTCATCTGCTTGATTGCTAGCGTCAACCTTTAGACGCTCTTGTTCTTTGTCGCGCCTGATCTCCGACTTGCGCCCCATCCACATTTCTGTGTCGAGCCACATGTCAGCCCCAGTAAAGGAATGCTTGTGAAGCCATTCCCATTGGGGGCTGAGATCGACAAGCTCAAGGACGCGATCGGCGTAGTCTTTGTTGACGGCAGATATCGCAGTTTCTCTGCTGTCGAATTTAGGTGCTTCACCGTCAACCTTCGGCAACCCGACGCCGTTCCACAACGCGCCTTCCTTGATCCGCCAAACATCGTACTGAAAGCCGAACGGTGTCTTAGCGATCGTGGAGGAGTAGCCTGCTTCATCGGTGCTTTCCGGACTCCAAGCCAATGGCTTGACATTTTCTCCGCGTGACATGTCCGATCCTCACAGCATCGAGCAGTAGGACATTGCAGCGTCCTTATTCGGGAACTGCTGGCGTCCTGCTGCGGTGTGTACGTTCCAAGGCGAGAAAGGCTTGTTAGACTTCATCACCGTGGCGATAACCTCGCCTTCGCGGACCAACTCGAATGCCGAAACCCTCTGGCCGTTGAAGGTGTATGCCCTGTGGTTCGTGATCTCGGTCATTGTCTCTTCCTCTCGCTACCGGTGTTCAGCAGATCTGGCGCTTGCCGTCTTCGTGCCTTTCGATGTTGACCATTATGCACGCGATTGCGTTCACGTCAAGCTGTATCGAACGAAAAAACGTGCAATCAATTCTTAACAAAGAATGCTGATAGGAAATAAATCCTATTGACTGGCGAAACGCCGAGGCGTTCAATCATCGCGCTGAAGTTGAGAATGCAAAGGCAGTGATGTGGAAGATTTAATACGGATAGCGCTTATGTGGCGCGACCTAAGTCAGTCCCGCCGCTCCGACATTAGGAGCCAGGTATTATCTACCTTTGTTTTTCCAGAAGCGCCCGCAAATGACGCTTTTGATCGTCTGGCATCGCCGCCACAAGGCGCAAAAAGTCTTCGTCCTCACGGGACATCTCAACGCCAGTAAATATGTACGCTAGGCTGACGTTCAGAACATCAGCGAGCTTGACGACGCGATCAGCGCTCGGAGCCTTCCCCCCAGCCATGAATTCACTGACAAAATTAGGACCGAATCCGCACTTGGCTGAGAGTGAACGGTATGATTGTCCGCTCTCATCAATCTTCACGCCTAAGCGGGCTCTCCAGTCGTCGGTCATAAGCTGTCATTACCATAATTGAAAAAATCTGCATGAACGTTATTGCGTGGGCTTGCTATGAACGCGAAAGCGTGCATAATGCGAGACATGCAAACGAACCTCTTAAATGACATCGAATATTTCTTGTCCGAAACGGGCATGACTGAAGCCACGTTCTGCCGAATGGTAGACAACGGGCGACTGTTCGAGCGCCTTAGGACGGTAGGTAAACGAGGTCGCCCAGGAAGGGTTTGGCCTGAGACTGAATCTGAAATACGCGCCTTCATGATCGCATACAGAATGCGGAGGAAGGAAGTTGCATGACCGTCTTACTCAGCTTCAAAGCTGGGAGGGTCACGCAATGATCGCTCCCGAGATTCTCGACGCAATGGTTGCCGCTGGTTGCACAGCGGAACAGATAGTCGCGGCAGTGAAGGCTGACGCTCAGGCGGATGCAGATAAGCTCGCTCGGAAGCGTTCGGCCGACGCTGAACGGAAGCGCAAACAAAGGGCAAATGTCACGCGGACATCGTGTGACATCGATGGACATGGTGTGACATCCACGGAATCCGTGGACCCCCCTTTCTCTGATAAAGAAAGGTCCCCCACACCCCCTAAAGAAATTAACTCTAACCCCCGCGAAACAAAACGCGCGCGTGGGTCGAGGCTTCCAGACGATTGGGCTCTCCCGGCGAAATGGGGGCAATGGGCTCTTTCGGAGGGATGGATCGAGGCGGATATCCGTTTCGAAGCTGAACGGTTCCGAGACTTCTGGTGCTCGAAAGCAGGCAAGGACGCCACCAAGATCGATTGGGAAGCCACATGGCGAAACTGGATCAGAAGCGCGAAAGGCAGGTCGCAACAGCGATCCCAGCCTCCTCCAAAGCCAAAATCCGAATTCCAACGGAAGCATGAAGAAGCAATCGCAGTCCTGACCAAATCCCTCGGAGGGAACGATGAACGAGATAGTTTCCACGGTGCAACAATCGACATCAGCGCAGCAGATTTCCGCGCTCACTGAGCGTCTGGCACCTGCCGGTGATGAAGTCGTTAAGTCAAGCATCCTAAGCCTGCTTCGTATGGGTCTTGTGCTTCCTCAAAACATGGAAGCATCTGACATGGCTGCGGCATACGGTTTTGCTCTCGCGAAGGTGTCTATACACGGCATCAAGGCCGCTACGGCGAAGATTGCTCGCGGCGAATACCAGCGAGACTTTATGGACATCATCCCCCGTCCGCCAGAGTTCGCAGCTCTAGCCAGGGCAGAAGAGGCATCGATCCGGGCCGATCTGGTTCGCCTTCGCGAGACCGAGGCATCACGCCTTCTCTGCAAGTCAGAGCCGAAGAACGAGGAAGTTAAGGCGCGCATTCGTGAGCTTGTGGCCTCTGCAAAATCGTCCCTCACCCCCTCGAAAGAGAAGGTGGAGACAGCGTCATGAGCGAGAAGCTTGCAAACTGTCCTTTCTGCGGTGGCGAGGCCAAGCACAACGATGGCGGCAACAGCGTCTACGGACGGTTCTGGTGGGCTGTCTGGTGCGATGAGTGCGAAATCGAGATGCGAGACCGAGAGGTCTGGAAGCATGAAGGAGACCGCACAGTCCTCGCTCTCCCGGCCAAAGAATGTTTCGACCGCTGGAACCGTCGTCACCAAGAGCAAGACCAATCCTCCACCTTCGAACGGATGATGAGCAAATGACAGGCCGACACGCAGGATACTTTGTCTCTCTTGAAGAGAACCTCAGAGAGGATGACGCAGAGGCCACCCTGAATGCTCTCAGGCAGATCAAGGGCGTCCTCAGCGTCGAGCCAAAAATTGCTGATGCGTCCGACCTGATCGCAACAGCCCGCATTCGTAGAGAATTCGAAAGAGCATTCATCACTGCTTTCCAAGGGGCTTTGAAATGACCGACACCTTTATTTCCTTCCAAAGCGCAATGCTCATCGGCCTTACCTGCTTGGTATCTGGCATGTTCTGCGGCGCAGGTGCCTTTGCTGCTGCTCTTGAGATCTTCGGTCCTGAGAAGGAGCCGCGCGTCGATTATGACCGTCTTCAGCGCGAGCTTGACGACGAGTTCGGCGGCACTGGCACGGAAGCCGGCGTTCTGAGGACGCTCTGAAATGGACTGGCAGCCGATCGCGACATTCTTGGATGAGGATACAAAGGGACCTTGGACTTCCCAATACCTCCTTGCCCATTCCGAGAAAAAGTGGCGCCGGTTCGGCCGTTTCGATCGCACTCTGAAGCGCTGGTATTACAGCGGGACTGATGAGCGTTCCCAATGGTCTCAGATAGAAGGCGATGCCCCAACACATTGGATGCGCATACCTGAACTACCGAAACACGATTAGCTGGCGGTCCCCCTCCCTCCGCCGCCGGCTAACGCGAGACCTCTTCCGGTGTCCTCCGCTCCGTTGAGGAGGTCTCGCAGTAAATTCGAGGGAGATCACTCGCGAGGCGCAAAACTACAGCCTGGGTGATCTCTCCTAAGCAGACGAACTGGAATTCTGCAGCAGTTTGATTGGCGTCATCGCCGCAGAATTCTCTAGTGAATGGAATGAGTTGAAACATCTCGTTCGCCTCTCGTTGACAGGTTCAATCTGTCACGGAGCGATGAGCATGAGGTGCAGAGAAACTAAGCATGTGGAGCATGAAATGACGAGCGCAGTTCAAGCCCAAGGGTATGTAAAGCGTATGCTTGAACTTGAGGGCACGACGTGGGGCAACCTCACGAACGCACTTGAGGGTATCGAGCGCCGCTATGGCATTCCCTATTGGACACTGAACAACCTTCGCACCGGTCGGGCAAAGACCGTCGAAGCTGGCCTGTTCAAGCGTCTCCAGCGTGCCTACTACGATCATTGCGAGAGGCAAATCTCTCGCCTCCAGCATGAACTGGAGATCGAGAAAGCGAGGGACGCGAATGATTTGGATGCGGATCTGTTGGCTCAGGTTCAAAGCCTGGCTGAGAAGGTCAAGGAAGCGAAAGGACGAGTAGGCTGATGCCTTTGCGCGTTCCTGAGAAAGTTGCCTTCCTCGACGGGGAAATTGCGGGCCTCCAAGCTCGTATCGGAGGGGAAGGCAACGCCGTCCAGCTCCACAAGATGGAGATGCTTTCAGACATCAGGGACGACTACCGGAAATCCATTGAGGCAGCACGCAAGCGGGAAGAGGCGTCGGAATGATGAAGTTCCAATTACCTTACCCACCCAGCGGCTGGGAGCTTTACCGAGGATGGGGCAAAACCCGCTCGCTGTCTTCCGTCTACAAGAAATGGCGCACTGACGCAGGCTATTTCATCAAGGTTCCCGAGAAGCCGATCGATAAGCCGTTCTCGCTGGCAATTGCCCTCAAGCGCCAGAACATGCGCCAGGATCTCGACAATCGAAGCAAGGCAATCCTCGACTGCCTTCAGCATTACCAAGTGATCAAAAACGACAATCTCTGTGAACGGTTGACGATGTGCTGGTCAGAGGACTTGCCGGCCGAATGCGTCGTGATTTTGCAGATAGCGGAAGAAGGATTGGCAGCGTGAACGAGATCATGGAAATCCTCTCTCCGGTGCTAGGAGAAGAGCTGGCGAAAGATGTCATCTCCCATCGCAAGGGCCTCAAGTGCCCACTCACGCCTCGCGGCGCCAAGGCCCTACTGAAGCAATACGAGATGACCGGCAACCCGATCGAGGCAGCCGAAGAGCACCTTAACCGCGGCTGGCAGGGATTTAAGGCCGAATGGATGCAGAAGGGCAGGAGCTTCCGCGACGAGCGCAACCCGATGCCTGTCCAGTCAGCGAACTACGGCCGCCCAGAGCCCGTCAACCATCAAGAGCCAGCATCATCACAGGTAGACCCGGAACGGCGCCGGCAGCTTGCAGAGCTTGCAAGGCAGACGGCACGCGGCATGTCGGCGAGGACGGTGCAATGAGCCAACGCCTCTCCGCAGTCCCCATGGATCTGGATAGCGCGAACGAGTTTGTCCGCAGGCTCCACAGGCATCACCAGCCCGTGGTCGGCCACAAGTTCAGCCTTGGGGCGGTGAAGGCAGAAGAGATTGTAGGGGTGGTGATAATCGGACGGCCGGTGGCTCGTCTGCGTGACGACGGTTGGACGCTGGAGGTAACTCGCCTCGCTACGGACGGCACAAAGAACGCCTGCTCATTTCTATACGGCGCAGCTGCTAGGGCTGCGTTCGCCTTGGGCTACAGACGCATAGGCACGTACATTCTTGCCAGCGAACCAGGAACCACCCTGAACGCGGCAGGCTGGCGTCTCGTTGGTGAGGTGAAGGGCCGTTCTTGGTCGTGCGCCTCTCGCCCTCGCGTCGACAAGCACCCCACACAGGACAAACTGCTTTTTGAGAGGTGCTCATGAAGAACTGGGCCGCAATCCAGACAGAAAGCGCCAGGCGAGAACGCCGCCAACTCCTCTTCAAAGACATGACATTCGAACAGGCACAGGCAGCAGCGAAAGAGAAAAGAGTGCCAGCAGGATCGGTCTGGCACTGGTCAACGGGAAATATGTACGGGCCGATTGGCTCGATGGAGAAAAACAATGGGCCAGCCATGTCCATGGACAAAGAGAGAAACATCAATCGTCCACCTTCTGTCTCTCGGCATGACAGCCAAGGAGATGTCGAGGGAGACGTGTACGAGCCCCAATACACTCACGAGCGCTATTCAGATCATCAAGTTGAAGGCTGGCGTTAGGGGAACTGCTGCCGGCGTTGTCGCCCTCGCACTCCGGGAAGGATGGATCCAGTGAACGTTCATACAGTTGATCTCAAGAAAGCTGCAGAACTCTGGGCACAGAATGTTTCTGCCTCGCAGATCGCGGCCATGTTCGGGGTTACCCGGTCGTCTATCATCGGTTTCACGTACCGGAACCGTGAAATGTTCCCAAAGAAGCCGAAGAAGGTTTCGGAGCGACGCATTCGCGCCGAGGCTCGGGCTCTCATGCCTAAGCGCCCTAAGCCAGAGAAAGCGCCGAAGCTGCCGAGCCCTCAGAAGGTCGCCAAGATCGAGGCAAACGAATACGACACCTCAAGAGCGGATTTCCAGAAGCCCCTTCACCTCCTGTCATCGTGCGAATGCCACTGGCCGCTGAATGAGGGCTCACCCTTCATGTTCTGCGCCGCCGAGACCGACGAAGGGCAGAGCTTCTGCACCCAGCACAAATTGCGGGCATACCGTCCGCGGATCAAGGCAGAGCGCGAGAGGGATGCGGCATGACAACGATGGTCGAGAAGGTGGCCCAAGCAATCGCGGACAACATCAACGCGGGTCTTCCAGATGGCGTCGAGATCGATACTCGGTATGCGGCACTGGCTGCTATTGAGGCGATTGATAATGAAACCCCCTTGGACATATGGGAGGCGGCTAAGCGAACTTGGTCAGTCACAACGTCGGCGCACTCTAGCGACATCGACGATATCGCTCACGCTCTCAACGCAGAGCGCCACCGCTGCATCTCCATAGCCCAATCCATAGACCCCCATAACGAAGCAGAAGCCCACCTTATCGAGACCATCGTGAGGCGAATTAGGGGTGAAGGATGAGCCCAGAGAACAGAGCTTGGGTCAGGACGATCTTCGACATCATCATAGCATCCGTAGTTATAGCATTGATCAAATGGTCAACAGACGGCGCCATTAGCATGAGCGTTGAGTTCTATCTGGCCGTCATGGCTCTTTCACTCGCACATCGCGCCAATATCAAGACAGGTGAATAGATGGTCTCCAAATCCGCCAAGCTCCGCAGCCACAGAATCAAGCAACGCCAATACGCCGGCCGTCCCAAGAAGGAAGGCGTAGAGCGCTACACCAACGGCGAGATCAAGCATTTCGAGCGGGAGAAAGAAGTGAGAGCTGTTGTCATGGAGGCGCGAGACCGAGTGCATGGCAACGCGATCGACAACGCCAGCCAGTACGCCGGATACGTCCTCGGTCGCATGTTCCTCGATGGAAAGATCACCCAGTGCGAGCGCGAGGCCGGTGATGAGTATGCCATGCGCATGATCCGCTACTATGGCTTGACGGGCATTCCGTTCCCAAGCGCGAGAGCCCAGAACCTACACAGTATTAAAGGTTTCGATGGCGAAACGACCTCTGAGCGCGCAAGAATGGCCCGAGAAGCATCGAACCGAATGATGGAGCTTGAGGGCATATTGCTTCGTCTTGAAGATGGACCGAGAGTAAAGCAGACGGTCTACAACACCTGTATTCAGGACTATGACATCATGCGTACTATGAGCGAATTGCAGTTGTCCTGGCTAAAGAGGGGATTGCAAGAGCTTCACTGGGCTATGGGTCTTGCCAAATCGAAAGCGGCGGGATAAGTTTATTGCATGAATAGGGCTTTGCCCTCAGAGATCGGGAAGCGAGCCTAGACCCATCGGCCTGATACGGCGTTAAGCTGCGCTGGTGGGAGGAGTTGATTACTCACATACGCCGTTGAGCCCTTCCCGAGCATCCACGCCCCGCCCTGAGAGATCAGAGGCGGGGCACATCATTTGGAGAGGGCGATGAACGAGAACATCGGATATCTCAAGCTCATCCAGAAAGAGCCGCGCACCTGGCGCCTCTTCGACGCCGACGGCAAGGTTCTTGACCAAGGCGACTGTGTACGCTGCACCCAGAGCGCGATCAACCGCGACATGCGGATAGCGACGATCCATTGAATAAGCCCAGCCCGCCACCCGGCTGGCTCGGCCCCTGGTTCGGAAAGCCCAAGCCCTCAGGAGGGAAGTGATGGATCGCCCAGACCTCCGAGCCTTCCAACTCAGGCAGGAACTTCAAATGCTCTTGCGGCAGATCACAGACGAAGGCTCCCCGATGGATTCGGGCGGCGGCCTCGGCTCTGAGGACATCTGGTGTGTCGTTGACGGCCATCAGTTCCACATCCAGATCAGCCACGACGTCAAGCAGCTCGCGGCCAAGCCAACAACAGGGAAGTGAGATGAGCACCTGGCGCCGGTTTCTGTCCTGGCTGGGCTTTCGCCGGCCGGCGGTCCATCAGCCGTTTGCGGTTCTGAAAACAGAGAGCAAACAATGGCTCGAAACCCAAACCTGAAGCCTTTCGTCAAAGGCCAGTCGGGCAACCCAGGCGGCCGGCCCAAGGGATTGGCTGCGAAGGCGCGCGAACACGCTGACAGGGCGCTCGACGTTCTGACGACAGCGCTTGCTGACGCGGATGCAAAGGTTCGCATCGCTGCGGCTCGCGAGATCCTTGATCGAGGCTACGGCAAGCCGGTGACGATGACGGCCGACGTATCGAGGAAGCTAGACGAGATCGATGACGATACACTCGATAGTGCAATCGATGCCCTCCGAGCAGCGACAGGCGTTGCTGATGAAGCTGGTGAGGGAGAGGGAGCGCCGACAGCGCATTAACCGGCTGCGGGACTATGTGCCGTATGCAAAGCAGGTCGAGTTCCACGAGGCAGGAGCTGCCTACCGCGAACGCCTGTTCATGGCGGGCAACCAGCTCGGCAAGACGCTCTCCGGTGCGGCTGAAGCTGCAATGCACCTCACTGGGCAATATCCGGACTGGTGGCCTGGTCGCCGTTGGGATCGGCCCATCACGATGCTTGCCGGCTCGGAATCATACGAACTGACCCGCGACGGCGTGCAGCGCTTGTTGATCGGGCCGCCTCTCAACGAAGAGGACTGGGGCACTGGCTATATTCCGAAGGCTGCCATTGTGGACACCACGCGCCGCGCTGGCGTGTCTGGCACGCTCGATAGCGTCACGGTTCGGCATCAGTCGGGTGGAACATCGACAATCCTTCTCAAGGCATACGAGCAGGGTCGCGGCAAGTGGCAGGCAAACACGGTTGATTATGTCTGGTTCGACGAAGAGCCTCCGGAAGACGTCTATTTCGAAGGGATAACGCGAACCAACGCCACCGGCGGCTCGATCGCCGTCACGTTCACGCCTCTCAAGGGCATGAGCACGGTTGTCGCGAGGTTCATCATGCCGGGTGAGGACGAGGGCGCCAAATACCGCACCGTCACCACCATGACGATCGACGACGCGGACCACTACAGCGAAGAGGAGCGGGCGCGGATCATCGCCAGCTATCCGGCGCATGAGCGCGAGGCACGCACAAAGGGTGTCCCGTCGCTCGGCTCTGGCCGCATCTTCCCGGTCTCGGAAGAGAGCATCACGGTTGCGCCTTTCGAGATCCCGAAGCACTGGGTTCAGATCGGCGGCCTCGATTTCGGGTGGGATCACCCGTTCGGCGCCGCCGGCTGCGCATGGGACCGCGACGCGGACGTGTTCTATGTGACGAAGGAATACCGCGAGCGCGAGGCAACTCCGCTCATTCACTCCGGCGCGCTGAAGCCCTGGGGCGCCTGGCTGCCGTGGTCATGGCCTCACGATGGCCTGCAGCACGACAAGGGCAGCGGCGAGCAACTGGCGGCGCAGTACCGCGGCCACGGCCTCAACATGCTGCCAGAGCGCGCCACGTTCGACGATGGGACAAACGGTGTCGAAGCCGGCTTGGCCGACATGCTGGACCGCATGCAGACGGGACGGTTCAAGGTCTTCTCGACCTGCACGCACTGGTTCGAAGAATTCCGGCTTTATCACCGGAAAGACGGGAAAATCGTGAAAGAGCGCGACGACGTGATTTCGGCTTCGAGATACGCGCTGATGATGAAGCGTCACGCTGAGATTGAGAGAGCGCAAGTTCTCGTCATGCCTAAACGGGAATGGGTTGTTTGATGGCTGCACGCGACAAGGCGATGGAAGAGGACGAGATCAAGGCTCTCGTCACGGCAGAGATTCGCGACGCCGAACTCTATTTCCGTGATGACGTGGTCCAGAACCGCGAACGCGCCATCAACTACTACAACGGCGAGATGCCCGACACGCCGGCCGCCGATGGTTGGTCCACGTTCAAGAGCCGTGATGTGTCAGACGTGATGGGCTGGGTTCTGCCTGGCATCATCCGCGTGTTCTCGGCATCCGACCGCATGGTCAACTATGAGCCGCGGCGCCCGGGTGACGAGCAGTTCACGGACCAGGCGTCCGACTACGCGAACTATATCTTCTGGGTCGACAACAACGGCTATCGCATCCTCTGGGACGCGACGCATGACAGCCTGTTGCTCGCCGACGGCATCGTGAAGACCTATTGGGACGACAGCGAGGAATGCGAATACTCGGTGCATTCCGGGCTCACGGCCGAGCAGGTCATGCTGCTGACCGACGAGGAAGGCGTTGAGATCACAGCGCAGGGTGAAGGTGAGCCCTACGTCGATGTCGACCCTATGACCGGCGAGCAAGTCGAAATCCAGACCTACGATGTGAAAATCAAGCGCGTCACCATGCAGGGGCGGCTGCGCGTCGAGACCGTCGAGCCGGAAAACTTTCTGGTCGACCGGAATGCAATCTCGATCGCCGATGCGCGCTTCGTCTGCCACCGCGACCCGCATGTGACCCGCTCGAAGCTGATCGAGATGGGCTTTGACAAGTCTATCGTCGATAGCATCCCGCGCTATACCTTCGGCTATTCGCAGCTCTCGGAAGAGGCGACGGCGCGCGACCCGAACGTCGTAACCGACAACATCGGCGACAAGTCGATGGATCGCGTCGAGCTTTACGAATGCTATGTGAAGGCTGATGTGAACGGCGACGGCATCGCGGAGACAGTGCTGGTCTACTACGCGGGCGGCAACGGCGCCGGCACGCTGCTTGACTGGGAAATATGGGACGACGATCTGCCGTTTTCGCAGATCCCCTGCGAGCCGGTGCCTCATCGCTTCGTCTCGCGATCGCTTGCCGGCGAGGTCATGGACGTTCAGCAGATCAAGACGGTCCTGTTCCGTCAGATGCTGAACAACCTGTATCAGGTGAACAACCCGCAGAAGGACATCGAGGCGGGGTCCGTCCTGAACATGAACGAACTGGTCAACCCGACGATCGGCGGGGTACTGATCCGAAAGGCAGGGTCGCAGCCGATCAAATACAACGTCGTGCCGTCCATCTTCGATTCCGCGCTCGCCGGCATCCAGGCGATGGATAACGTGACAGAGATGCGCACGGGGGTTTCGCGCGCCACGATGGCCCTCGACCCGATGACGCTGCAGAACCAGACGGCCACGGCCAGCCAGAACCAGCGGGACAGCGCCTATTCGCAGATCGAGTTGATTGCCCGCAACCAGGCGGAACTGGGTTGGAAAGACGTGTTCGCGAAGATCCTTCGCCTGATCGTGAAGCATCAGGACAGGCCGCGCACCATTCGCCTGCGTGACCAGTGGGTGGATATGGATCCCCGCCAGTGGAACGCCGGGATGGATGCCGTCATCAACGTTGGTCTTGGCACTGGCTCGCGCGACCGCGACATGTCGATGCTCAACATGATCCTGCAGAGCCAGATGGGCATCACAGACCGCTTCCAGGCATCGGGCATGACCCAAGAGGCCTTGGACATGGTGCCCCGCATCAAGAAGACGCTTGTCAAGCAGGCTGAGGCAGCCGGCATCCGCAATGGGGACGACTTCTATCCAGAGATCACGCCGGAGCGCCTGCAGCAGATCGCACAGCAGCAGGCCGACGCGGCGCAGCAGCCAGACCCGAAGGTTGCCGCCGACATGGCGAAGTCGCAGGCGGACATGGAGCTGAAGAGAGAAAGCCAGCGGCAGGATACGATGCTGAAGCAGGAACAGATTCGATCTGACGCCACCCTTAAGCGCGAGGAAATGGCTATAGATGGCGCACTGAAGCGCGAGCAGTTGAACAAGGAAATCCAACTGAAGCGCGAGCAACTGGCCGCCGAATTGGCCTTGAAGCGAGATACCGCAGTTCTCGGCGCGGCAGTCAAAGGCGCCTCTGCCTCGTCTGAGGTTCACGTGGGCGGGGAGCCTGGCTGATGACCATGGACAAAGAGTTTCTTGCCCGTGAGGCCGTGAGGCTTCGCGACGACCCCGTGTTTCGTGAAGCGCTGGCCCGGATCCGAGGTGATGCCGTTGAGCGTATGATCCAGACCCCGGCGGCCGAAACGGACAAGATCACCGAATTGCAGGCGCTAGCGCGAGCCTGTGACCGCCTCCCGAGCGAACTCGAGGCGATGATCCAGAGCGCCCAACCGCGACAAGTTCCCCGCGCTGTATAGCAAAGGAAAGTCTTATGACTGACACAGCTACGACCTCCCCGAGCGGGACCGTAGAACAAGCCCCCATGTCTTTTGATGCGGGGGTCGATGCCATTGAAAATCTGCTGTCCGACGACCCTGAAATGGATCTCGAAGGCGCAGGTGAGGCGCAGGCCAAGGAAGGCGACAGCGTTCAAGCCCAGGCTGAAGACGATGAGCCTGATCTGGTCCTTGATGACGATGACACAGACGAAGCAGCGGACGTTGCAGCCGATGCCTCTTCGGAACCCGCAGACGGCGTGATCATCACGCTTCAGGGCGGTGAGAAGATCAGCTTAGGCGATCTGAAGCGCAACAATCTGTATCAGCGTGACTACACCCGCAAAACCGAAGAACTGAAGCAGCAGCGCGAGCAGTTGCAGCAGGAATTCGACAAGCGGGCGAGCGACGCGGAAAACGATATCCGCCATCGACGCGATTTCATTCTGGACAACTGGAAGCGGTTTATCCCGCAAGAGCCAGACCGGGCAATGATGGACGAGCGGTCGGAAAAGTTCGACCCGATCGGCTATCTCCAGGCAAAGCAGAACTACGACGACACCGTCGCGGAGTTCAACGCCATGCACTCTGAGCGCGTGAACGAAGCCAACACGGCCGCTGAAAAGCAGAAGGCCGATGCGGAAGAGTTCGCACGTGAGGAGTGGGGCAAATTCCTCGCAAGCAACAAGCGTCTGCAAGACGAGACCAAGCTGAAAGCTTTCCGGGACGACGTGAAATCGATCGGCATCGAGCACTACAAGCTCAATGCCGAAGAGATCAAGTCCGTCACCGATCATCGCTATATGCAGGTTCTCGCCGACGCGATTGCCTATCGCAAGCTCGTCGCCAAATCCCAGGCGGCGAAGCAGGAAATCACTGCCAAGCCCAAGCTGCGCCAGCAGCAGCGGATGTCTCCGCAAACCGTCCAGTCCCGAGACCGTCAAGGCCGATTCGAGAACGCGCGCCAATCCGGCAGCCTCGACGCTGTCGCGCGATCCATCGAAGACCTCATCTAACGTCTGAAGGACAATCACCATGCCTCAGGTATCAAATACCTTTGAGACCTACGACGCCGTAGGCAACCGCGAAACCCTCGCGGATCGCATCTACATGATCACGCCCGAGGAAACCCCGTTCCTCTCCATGATCGGCAAGACCGACGTGGACGGCGTGCACCCGGAATGGCAGACGGACACGCTTGCCACCCCGGATACCGCCAACAACCAGCCGGAAGGCAACGATTGGTCTTTCCAGGCCATCACGCCGACGACCCGCGTTGGCAACTATTGCCAGATCTCCGACAAGCGCATCGTCGTTTCGAACACGCAGGAAGTCGTGTCGAAGGCCGGCCGCAAGTCGGAAATGGCGCGCGAAATCGCCAAGAAGGGCCAAGAGCTGAAGACCGACATGGAGGTCATTCTTCTGTCGAACCAGGCATCCTCGGCCGGCTCTGGCAACGCCGCATCGAACCGCCTTTCCGGCGGTTTCCGCGCTTGGCTCTCGTCCAACGACAGCCTCGGCGCTGGCGGCGCATCCGGCGGCTTCAACGCTGGCACTGGTATTGTTGACGCTGCCACCAACGGCACCCAGCGTGCCCTGACTAAGGCTCTTCTGGATACGACCATCCAGGCGACCTACATCTCCGGCGGCAACCCGACAACCCTTCTCCTCTCGCCCTACGCAAAGACGGTCTTTTCGACCTTCATGAGCGACGCCAACGTTGCGCAGCAGCGCTTCGCGGCCAAGGGATCGAGCCAGACGACCATCGTCGCCGCCGCTGACATGTATCTGTCGGACTTCGGCACCCTGACCGTCGTTCCGGATCGTCAGATGGCCCGCGCCGGCGCCACGATCGCCCGTAATGCCTTCCTCGTCGACCCGTCCATGGTTCAGCTCGGCACGCTGCGCGACATCGCAAAGCGCGACCCGGCTGAAACCGGCGACGCGAAGAAGAAGGTTCTGAACGTCGAATACACGCTCGTCGTGAAGAACGAAGCCGCCCACGGTGTCGTCGCCGACATCTTCGGCATGACCGCATCGAGCTAAGGAGACACGGATATGCCTTTCCAGCCCATCAATATCACGGCTGCCACGCTCTCCCTGGTCGCCTCGTCTCATGGTGAAGCCACGATCACGGCAAACCGTGCCGCCGGCATCACCTTCACGCTCCCGGCATCGGAAGGGAAGGGTGCGTATTTCCGCATCGTTGTCGGCACCACGATCACGTCGAACAGCCTGATCGTGAAGGTCGCCAACGCAACGGACGTCATGACCGGCACGGCAATCTTCGGCCAGGACGCGGCGGATACCGCCAACCTGTTCGAAACCGCCTCGACCTCGGACACGATCACCATGAACGGTTCGACAACCGGCGGCATCAAGGGCGACATCATCGAGCTTGAGGACATTTCCTCGGGCTTGTGGAGCGTCAAGGTGCTCGGCTCGGCCACCGGCACGGAAGCGACGCCGTTCTCGGCGACCGTCTCCTAATCCGGATCATCTCGAAACTTGGAAGGGCGCTCTCTGGGGCGCCCTTTTTGATTCCGCAACAGAGGATTTCCAATGGCACCCGAAGCAAAGAAGACCGAAGACAAGACTTTCCCGGTCAAGCTGCTCAAGAACTATCGCCCGCTCGGCGATTTCCTCATCGAGGGCGACGACGAACTGCGCGAGCCGACCGGTGATGAGCGGGCCAAGGTCAAAGCCGGCGCCGTCATTCATCTGCCGATCGACGAAGCCCGCGACATCGTCAGCAAGAAGATTGCCGATCGCAATGACGCAATCGCTTGATCTGCGCAACATCGACGGTGCGGCCTGGGAACTCGAAGAGGTCACCCCGCACTATCGCCGTTGGCTGCTGCCGCTCGGCGAAGGTCGCTTCATCCGCAAGACAGAGTTCTTGGCGGATGACGAGTTGATCAAGGAAAACCGGCAAGCCTTCAACGACAGCGAGGGCAAGCGCTGGGGCGACGGCCAGATCGTGGCTCGTGTCCCGCTGAACAAGCTCTACGGCAGCCAGGACCAGATCATGGAAAAGCTGCGCGAGGGCGACCGAGACCACCTGAAATGGTGGCTCAACTCCGAAGCCGCACGGCCATACCGCACATTCAAGGGGCGCATCTGATGGACTATGCAGGCCTTCAGGCCGCGCTGGCTGACTGGGCGGCGCGAACCGACGTCACAGCCACCATCCCGTCCTTTGTCGAGTTTTCGACGGCCATGTTCAATCATGGCATTCCCGACAAGGGCGTGGCTCCTCTTCGCGTGCGGGAAATGGAGGCGATTGCGACGCTGACGCCGTCTAGCGGAGCCGTCACGCTGCCGGCCGACTACCTGCAGTACATCCGCGTCGTTGAAGACGCGTCGATCCGGAGAGAACTGAAGTTCGTCACGGCGACGTATACGGATCAGGCGTACCCGGATCGCGCCGGAGGCTTGGCCTGTGATTTCACGATCATCGGCTCGTCGCTGACGATGTACCCGGTATCTGGCAATGACATCGAACTCACCTATTTCCAGGCAATCCCGGCTCTTTCGGACAGCAACACGTCCAACTGGCTGCTCGCGAAGCAACCGAGCCTCTACCTGCACGCCGGCTTGATGCAGCTTGCCCTCTACACCAAGGACAACGACCTGTTTTCCCGCTCGGCGGCGCTCGTCACAATGATCATCGACGGGCTGAATGCGACGAACGAACTCGCGATTTATGCGCGGGCAGGTACGCGAGTGCAGGGGATTGCACCTTGATCATCCCGTTCCCGGCCTTCGAGCCCGATCAAAGCCAGTTCGACGGCACCAACAGCAACAACGTGGTGAACGCTCTTCCTGTTTCTGACGGGTGGGGCCCGATGCCCGGTTTGACGGAGATTTCGCAGGCGCTTGGCGCTGAATGCCGCGGCGCGGTCTACGTCCGCACCTCAACGGGCACGTTCACGATCATCGCCGGCACGTCAAGCGCGCTCTACAAGCTCAACACGACCGACTATTCGTGGACCAATATCAGCGGGCCAAGCGCGCCGTATGCCGTCCCGCTTCAGGATTCTTGGACGTTCACGCGGTTTGGTGACCAGCTTGTCGCTCACAACATCGCCAATCCCATTCAGGTCTACGACATCGAGGCCAGCGGCAACTTTGCGGATCTGGCGGGCAGCCCGCCTAAGGCAAAATATTCCTGGGTGGCCGGAGACTTCCTCGTCCTCGGATATCTGGAGGGTGCCGTTGGGCAAAAGACCGTCCGTTGGTGCGGGCAGAACAACCTCGAGCATTGGACGATAGGCAAAGAAGGCGCAGACGTTCAGGAGCTTCCAGAAGGCGACGAGGTGATGGGCGGCTTCGGCGAGCAGGGTGGCTTCACTGTCATCCAGCGCGCCGGGATGCAGTATTTCCCTTTCGCTCCGTCTTCGGGGTTCACCTTCACGCGAACAGTCGTCAACCCGAAGCAGGGCACGCTTGCGCCGCGGTCGATTGTCTCGATCGGGCCGGGGGCTTTCTTCTACTTGTCCGAAGACGGGTTCTTCGGCGGCGTGGACCGCAAGCCGATCGGCGCGGAGAGGGTAGATCGCTGGTTTCTCGACCAGATCGACCAGACCTATCTTGCTGACGTTCAAGGGGCTGCTGATCCGTTCGAAAAAATCGTTTGGTGGCGCTACCGGGCGGCAAACGGCAGTTTTTACCGACTCGGATACGATTGGCAGCTTGACCGGTGGTGCACGACAGATTTGCAGGTCGGGGAGATGGTCGCGCTCGCCACTCCGGGCGTCACTTGGGATGGTCTTGACCTTCTCTACGCCAACATAGACGCTGCGATCGAGCCCTTCGACAGCCGTCTCTTTTCTGGTGGTCGCCCGACCTTCGCGACGTTCACGACCGACAACAAGCTGGCCTATTTCACCGGCCCGAACCTGCAAGCGACCATCGACACGGCAGAGAACGAGATCGATGGCATGCGCCGATCCTTCGTCAACGGGGCTCGCGTTGTCACAGACGCAACGAGTTTCACCCTCTCGGACGGTGTTTCCGCCTTTCACGGCGGCGCAATGACATTTTCGACCGCAAACAGCCCGCATCCAAGGACTGGGCTTGTGCCGTTCCGTTCGGACGGCCGGTTGCACAAACAGCGTCTGGTCGTTCCTGCGGGTGCGGTATGGAGCATTGTTTCATCGGTCAACGTCAACGCCCAGCCGAGTGGTGAGCAGTAATGAGCGTTCACGGCAACTACGCGGGCAACCCGGAACAGCCGGTTCACCAGGTGCTGACCAACACGTCTTTGACGGACATCGGCGATGCCGCCAAGAAGATGGTCAAGATCCTGGCATCGGTCGCCATCGCCAACCCGAGCGGATCGGGCGTGGACTGCTCTCTCTACTGGTACAAAGCTGCCACGGCTACGGACCATCTCATATGGTTCAAGACCGTTCCGACAAAAGACACGCTGTCAATCGCCGACCTGCCTGTCAGGCTAGCAGAGGGCGACAAGATCAAGGCGATCGGCGACAACACGGTTTGCGTGACGCTGTTCTATCTCGACTTGATCCCGCTCAACAGGCCGACCGTATGAGGATCGGGATTGCAAATGCGACCGAGGTTGATGCGCTGTGGCCGAAGCTCGCCGTCAGGTTCCAAGAAGCGATCGACGCCTGCGGGGATGATCTCGCGCTCGGTGATCTTTGGCAGTTGTGCAGGTCTGGAAACGCCTTCCTCGTCTGCGCCGTCTCTGGTGACGAGCCTGTCATGGGCGCCGTTCTCCAGTTCCAGAGATGGAGCAAGGGCCCAGTTCTGCGTTGCCTGATCATCGGCGGCGAGCAAATGGCTGCTTGGCTGCCCGACTGGATAGCCGCCGTGCGCGGCATGATGCGCGAGGGCGGCGCAACCAGATTTGTCTTCGACGGGCGAGACGGCTGGAGCGAAGTGCTCCGCCGATCGCTTGAGCATGCCCGAAAACTCCGCACGACCTACGAAGTGGAAATCTAGATGTCCGGTGGAAGCAAGACCCAAACGACCACGACGAACAACGCGCCCTGGTCGGCGGCACAGCCTGCGCTGAAAACCGGGCTGGATCAGGCTCAGAACCTCTTCAAGGCCGACCCGACAGGGCAAAACAGCGTCTACAAGGGCTCGACCGTCGTTCCGTGGTCGTCTCAGACGCAGAACGCCATGAATGCGATCCAGACGAACGCGCAGGACAACATCAACAACCCGACCGGGACGTCCAGGCAGTATCAAGACATCATCAACCGCGGCGGGTTGACTACGGCGCAGCAGAATGCCCTTCAGAACACGCAGAATACCGCCAATGCTGCATTCGATATCAACGCGAACCCTGCCTTCCAGCAAGTGCTTAAGCAGGCACAGGATTCCGCATCGAATGCGGTCAATTTGAACGCTGGTGCGGCTGGACGCTACGGCTCCGGTGTCCATCAGGGCAATTTGGCTCGCGAAGTCGGCGACCTGACAAGCCGGATGGTCGGGCAGGAATACCAGAACTGGCAGAATCGTCGCGATGCTGCAAACACCAATCTTTTCAATATGAGCCAGCAAGGTTTCGGGAACATTGGAGCGGCCTATCAGGGGCTGAACAAGCCTGCGCAAGACCTGATGCAGGTCGGCGGCATGAATGAAGACTTGGCGACGCGCCAGAAGAACGATGAGCTACGGCTGTTCAACGAACAAGCCAACGCGCCGTGGAACCAACTTGCGCGGCTCAATGCGATCGCCTCGGGCGCCGGCTCTCTCGGCGGCACGCAGACGACCGCGCAGCCAGGGCAAAACCCGTTCTTGAGCGCACTCGGCTATGGGGCCACTGGTCTAGGCCTACTCGGAGGTATGTTCTAAATGGCTGGTCCGTTCGACTTCCTGCGCAACAACAATCAGGCGCTCACGCAACTTGGTCTCGGGCTGCTTTCCGGCCGCACTGGTCAGGAGCAGGCCGCCGCCGGCGCTGCAGGTCTTGCGCAGGGCATCAACCAGAACAAGACGATGCAGTTCCTGGCGAAGCAGTATCCCGACCTCGCCGAAGCCGTGCAGTCGGGCGCGCTGACGCCTGGGGATGCGTGGAAGATGGCCTATCAGCAGAAGCTCTCGGCAGAGAAGCCGAAGTCACCGATCGAGGTGAATGGGCGTCTGGTAGACCCGACGACATACGAGGTGCTTGCCGATTTCAGCAGCGCGCCGAAGGGGCCGGAGCCGACAGCGCTGATGCGGGAACTTGAGGCGGCCGGACTGCGCCCCGGAACGCCCGAGTATCAGGAGGCCATTCTTGCCAACAACCGGCCGAAGGGCATGATGGTCGAAAGCGACGGGCAGGGCGGTTTCCGCATGGTTCAGGGCACCGACGTTAGCGGCGGCGCGAACCTGAATGTTGAGCAAGGAAAGAACACCGGCTTCCTCATTCGGGCGCAGGACGCCAACAAGACGATCGGCGCGAAAGAGGGTGAAGGAACGAGTCTTTGGAACAAGGCGATGCGCAATGTCCCTGGCGGCCTTGGCAACTACGCGATCAGCGATGAGGCGCAGCAACTCGACCAGGCCAAGCGAGATTTCATCAACGCCGTGCTTCGTCAGGAATCTGGCGCCGTGATCTCCGACGAGGAATTTGCGAACGCCGAGAGGCAATATTTTCCGCAGCCAGGTGACAGCCAGCAGGTGATCGAGCAGAAGCGCCGCAACCGTGAGAACGCTGTTGCTGGCTTCCGCATTCGCTCTGGCCCTGGGGCGAGCGCCGTTGATCAGATGCAGCCGCCGGCCGCGCAGCCGCAACCTGGCGTCATCGACTACTCCGACTACTTCAAGCAGTGAGGCGACGCTATGCCCGTTGTGCGCATGCCAGATGGGACGCAGGTCCGCTTTCCCGATGATATGCCGGCCGAGCAGATCCGCAGCCTGATCGCGTCAAAGTTCCCCGACGTTGTGCCGAAGACACCGGCAGAAGCCGCGCCGCCGGCCGCCCAAGACACATTCCAGCGCGGGACGATCCTGCCCGTGGAGAAAAACCTTCGGACGGGTGAAATGAACTGGGCGGTCCCCGGATTGCTTCAGGGCGCGTATGAGAGCGCCAGAGATGCCTTCACCCTTCCTGGTCGAGCCATGCGCGGCGAAGTGCCGATGACGGATGCAGCTGGCAACGTCTCACCTGAAGCGATTGGGGAGGGCTTTAACTTTGCGCTTTGGGCCTCTCCTGCGTCTGCCGCTTCTCGCCTTCCTTCGAAAGCCGCGCCGGTCGCCAAGCCAAAACCAGAGGGCGTTCAGGTTGCAGAAGCTGCTCGGCGTCTTGGAGTGGACCTGCCTCGCGCTGCTGTTAGCGATAGCGTTTCTGTCCAGCAGGCAGGAAAGACGCTGACGAATATCCCGATCGGCGGCGCGCCGCTTCGCAAGGCGTCCGAACAGGCCATCTCTCAACTCGACGACGCCGCGCTGCGCGTCCAGCAAGGCTATGGGCCTGGCAGTGTTGCCGGCGCTGGCTCTGCGGCACGCGAGGGCATCACCGCGCACGCGAAGGAAGTGTTGCCGGCAAAAGTTGGGGCGCGATACGATGTCGTTGACAACCTTGTCACGCCGAATGTCGTCACGCCGCTCACTCAAACCGGTCGTGTTGCCGGCGAAATCCTTGCCAAGCGCGAGAATGCCAAGATCGCCGGGAACAGCGAAGCCGTGAACCTGATCCGGCGCGCAGTCGCAGAGAAGGATGGCCTCAACTATCAGGGCATCAAGGACCTCCGCACGGCCGTCGGCGAATTTGTTGACGATCCGGCCAAGATCGCCGCTTCGGGCATCTCGGCGAAGGAGATCAACCGGATCTATGGCGCGCTAACCGATGACCTCCGCAATGCCGTTCAGCGATCGGGCGGAGATGAGGCCTTAGCCGCTTTCGAGCGGGCAAACGCATACGCCGCCAAGAAGTTCGCCGAGCGCTCCGACCTGCAAAAGGTGCTCGGCAAGCAAGCCTCCGACGAGGGCGTCTTCTCGAAGATCGAGGCCATGGCCGGCTCCACCTCGCGCGCTGACCAGAACGGCCTTCTCCGGGTGCGTGGCGCCGTCGGCAAAGAAGGCTGGGATGAGATCTCGTCCGCTGTCATCGCAAAGATGGGACGCGACGCCGACGGCAAGTTCTCGCCAGATCGCTTCCTGACTGCCTATGGCAAGCTCTCGAAGACCGGTAAGCATGCCCTGTTTCGTACGACGGGGAAAAACGACCTGGCAAACTCGATCGATGACATCGCGACCGTCTCGCGGCGCTTCAAGCAACTGAACCAGTTCGCCAACCCCTCAGGCACCTCTCAATCGGTCATGTCCGGTTTCGGGGGCGCCGCGCTCTTTGTCGAGCCAATGACGACGATCGGGACCGTGGCCGGTAGCCGTGCGCTATCCTCGCTCCTAGCCAAACCGACTTCTGCCAGGAAATTGGCGCAGTGGGCGCGGGCATACGAACAGGCGGCCGCGCAGCCGAGCGTGAAAACTCAGGCGTTGCTTGAGGCTAGGGCTAAGGTTCTAGCGATCGATCTGGCTGCGGAAACGGGTACTCCGGCCGCGGTCAAGCAGATCACCCAGGCGATATCTGGGGTGGGTCGCGTGCCAGCAGAGCCACAGGACAATGGCGAGCGGCGACAAGAAAATCAGGACAACCGTCCAAACGGCCAGTTGCGTATGCTTCTTCCGAACGAGGCTTAGGGGCATCCCCACAACATACACGAGCAGAAGAAATTGAACAGGCGGTTCTTCGGAGCCGCCTTTTTCTATGAGGCGATCAAATGGCGTCACGGCGAGAGCGCTTTTACAACGATGCCTATCGGCAGGCCCGCGAATCCGGTCTCAACGACCCGCAGGCTCGTCTTGCCGCATCTCAGGCCGCGCTGGAAACCGGATACGGTCGCAGCGTCGTCGGCAACAACTATTTCGGCATCAAGGCCGGCTCCTCTTGGAATGGGCCGACCGTAGCCGCGCGGACGTGGGAAGACACGGCCGGCGGCCCGGTGCGAGAGACAGCACGCTTCCGATCCTACGAGAGCCCGGTCAACGCGTTCGGGGATTGGGCACGCACAGTCAGCCGGAAATGGAGCGATGCATTCACGGCGCCGACCTTCAATGAAGCCGTCGAGGGCCTGAACTACGGCCGCAGGGGCGGCTACGCGACAGACCGCAAGTATGGCGACAAACTCCGCGCGATCGACGCCCGATATGGCCCCCAGGCCGAAGCCACCACCGGCATCATGTCGGCAATCAGCCCAACAGAGAGCGCAACCCCCATGGCGAGACCCATGTCATTGGCCGAGCAATACGGCCTTCTCGACCAGGCGCGTGGCATGCAGCGCGATATTGGCCTTCTGCGGCAGGACGTGGCTGCACAAGACCCGATGGGGCAGCTACGCCGCGACCTGATCGCCCGGAACAAGGCCTATGAGATGGCGACGGCGCCAGCGGCAGGCGGCATCCTTCAGGATCTGCCCGAAGCTCCGGTAACTGCCAACGTGCCAACCATGGCGGCATACGAAGAGCCGCCGCCGGTCTCCAGTTCAACCCCGTTCGCTTCCGTCATGTCGCCTTCGGCCGGCGGGCTCTTGTCTCCCGATGAGCAAGCCATGATCGACGCCCAGCAGATGCGCTTAGCCGAGATGGGGCCGAACCGCCGAGCACAGATAGGCGCGGCTCTGAAGAAAGGGGCCAGCGCATTCGGCGGCGGCGTCCTCGGCGGCCTTCTTCTCGGGCCGATCGGGGCTGTTGCCGGCGGTCTCTTGGGGCCGTCGATCGTCAACGGCATGACTGGCGCGGCCAACTATCCAGACGCTCCCAAGAGCACGCCCCGCGGCGACGGCAAAATGACCGAGTACGGCGACCGCGTGCGCAGTGAATCCAAGCAATTTGACCGAGCCGTCCGAAGCGGCCGCGGCGGTCTTTGGTAAGAGGCACGAGATGGCAAAAAACAACGTTCGCGATTGGTCTTCGACCGCTGCCAGCAACACTGACGTCGGCGGCATCGGAATTGAGGGCACAAACGCTGTCAGCAACTTCGACAACGGCCTCCGTACTGTCATGGCACAGGTTGCGGCTGTGGATGAAGGTACGGAGCCGGTCAACGACACATGGACGTTTGCCGATCCTGCGGACCCCACGAAACGCGTCCGCCTCGATGCTGGGAACGTTGCCGCTGGGCAGACTCGTGTTTTGGCGATGCCAGATGCGAATGTCACCATCTCCTCTTTCATGGCAACCGTTCTCGATGATACGACGGCTGCGGCTGCGCGCTCTACCCTCGATGTCTACAGCCGCGCGGAAAGCGGCATTCTTTCCGGACTCCGGAACGTCGTCATCAACGGCAATTTCGACTTTTGGGAGCGCGCGACGAGCCAAACGAGCGCCGGATATGGTTCCGACGATCGTTGGGCGAATGATCATTCTGGCTCTACCAAAACCCATTCGCGGCAAAGCTTTACCCTCGGCCAAACTGACGTTCCGGGCAACCCGGCCTATTTCTCGCGCACTGTCGTAACGTCGTCCGCGGGCGCCAGCAACTACGTTCTAAAGGAGCATCGGGTAGAGGGAGCCACAACTCTCTCTGGAAAGACGGTCACGGTAACCTTTTGGGCCAAAGCTGATGCCTCCAAGAATATCGCCTTCGAGGTTGTGCAGAATTTCGGTACTGGCGGCTCTCCGAGTGCGTCCGTTTCTACGCCGGCTGGCCTTAAGGCACTGACGACAGCCTGGCAGAAATTCTCCTTTACGGTGGCAATACCCTCCGTTTCCGGCAAGACGCTTGGATCAGGCAACAACGATTTTCTTGAACTGGTTTTCTGGTTCGACGCTGGCTCGAGCTTCGCCACCCGCGCCAGTTCGCTCGGCCAGCAGTCAGGAACATTCGATATAGCCCGCGTGTCGGTTGTCGATGGCACGGCAACGAGCGAAACAGACCCGTTCTCCCCGCGCCATTTCCAGCAGGAGCAGGCCCTTTGCCAACGGTATTATTGGCAAAATGCCTCCGGTGAAAATCTCATCCAGTCCTATGCGGCGGGTGCGGGGCTCGGTGTTTCCTTCAATTTCCGCCATCCCGTCGTGATGCGCGCGACCCCGACGATGGGGACGACATTCACATCGTCGGGGTCAATCGGGGCACCGTCGTTCAGCCGCATCGGCCCGCGGACATTTGTCATTACCGCGACGGGCAGCGGTGCAGGTGCCTTCACCATCGATACCAGCGCCGCAGTGACCGCGAGCGCGGAACTTTAAGGAACATTGTATGACCTATTTGGCGACAGGTTTCGCAATCGTCGGGAAATACCGGTTCAACATCACCAATCCTTCTTACGCGGCAGTCGGAAACAATGCCAACAACCAGACACCGGCCATTCAAGCCGCGATTGATGATGCAGAGATAGCCGCATTAGCGGCCGGCGGAGCGGACGTCATTTTCCCCGATGGCGGCGAATACCGCATCACAGCAGGTCTTCGCGTCAAACAGGGTGGCGTCAACCTCATCGGCGAGGGTGGTGCGGCACTTTATCCAGTCGGCAATTTCGACACTATTCGTTTCGAAAGCGCTTCGACACAGACATATATGTATCGGAACAGCATCCAGGGCCTCCTATCCTTCGAGGCAGGGAAAACAGGCGGGGTGACGCTAGCCGGAAAATACGTGGCTGATTGCGAGTTCGAACTGTCTGGTTTCAATGGCTTTTCCGGTTGGGAACTAGAAAGTTTCAACACAGCAAAGATCACAGGCAAGCTGAACAGTTACACCGGTGGCGCCGGCGCTTACTACGGTCATGCGATAGGCGGTCGCTTGCTTCCTGGCGGTGGCTACAACGCGCGCTCGGATAGTCTGATCCTGAATCTGATCACTGGCGGCGCGCTGTGTGCCGGAATGCAGGGCGTCATCCTCGACGGTTTCATGCATACCGTTACCGCTGAGCGCCTTTTCTGCATCAATGTCGGCGGCAATGGCGTCATAACGCAAAACTCGGTTTCGGCGGTCGATAAACCCGCCTTCCTTGAATTCAAAGATCTACAATGCGACGGGTGCTCATCCGATAGCGTTCGCCTCAATTCTGGACAAGATATCGTCTTCAACGGCGGCCATCTGAACCGATCGCGCACAGGATCGAATCTCTATATCGCGCCAGGCGTCAAGGACGTAGCCGCGTCCGCGACGAGATTCATCGGCGCGACAAAGGACGGCATAGAGCATTACGGCAAGGGGCTTCGACTCAACGGCATCATAGCCAAGAACAACTCGAACAACGAATTTGGCGGCAGCACGAATGTCTATCGCGGGTTGATCATGGGCTCAACGTCCCGCGATGTTGCGGTTTCTGGCTGTCAGTTCGGGGATGCGGACACGCCCAGTTTTCAGTCCTACGGCATCGCGATCGATGGTGCGGCGAACTCCTTCGGGATCACTGGCAACAATGTGAGCCATAACCAGACCGGCGGCATCATCAATAATGCGGGCACCGGCGCGACAAAGGTTGTCGCGAACAACTTCTAAAGCCTTGCTCAGTCAATCCTGAAAGAGTAGAGGGCTCCCAATCGAAGGAGCCCCTATGAGCTTAGAGAAGCAGAAAGCCGCCTACGAGGCTGAAATCGAGAGCTGCGAAGAAGAGCTAGCCGAGCTTGAGCGCGGTGATCTTCAAGCTTCCTACGAAGACGCCGACGGTAACCTCGTAGATGTGACCGACAAGCGCATCGCTGAACTGAAGCACAAGATCAAGACGTTTCGCACGTTCGTCTTGGCGATCGAGGCGACGTCGGCTCCCAAGCACTGATCCATTACGGATCGAGCCTTACCAGCGTTACGTCAACAAGCTCAAACTCGCCTTCAATTGCACCCTCTCCGATGAACGTACGCACCTCGACCGGCATGTGCGGGCGGGTTACCTCAAATTCGAGATGAACGGTGAAGGAGCCGCTCGCTGGCAGAGGGCTTTTGCCGAGTGCGGCTATTTTCCCATCCGCCAAGACATCGACAACGATCTTGTTGCCGGAAAAGTTCTTGTCGACGGAGAATGTGACATCGGCCCGCCAATTACCACTGGGGAGGTGCATGTACGGCCCGAAGCTCATGGCGCGCGCCGGTCCTGTCATATCGACGGGGCCGTTGATGCCATGGTGCGGCTTTTCACCGCTCAAGCACATGGCCACCGGCCACGTTATCCGTTGAACCGCTTCTCCAGACATGAGAGGGTCATAGTTGCTGGCCGCGACGCTGATAAGTTCGCGGTCGGCTTTCGTGAGTTTCGAGGCGCTTGATCTGGCTTCGACCGCGTGCTCGATCCTTTCGTCGATGATCTCGGCTAGTGGCGTGGCCTTGGCTCCCCCGGCTTGTCCATAAAGCGCCAGGATATTCTGAATATTCTGCGTGGTCAGGGAAAAGCCCAACGAAAGAGATATTCGGCTAATGAGGGTTTCCAGTTCGGCCGCATGGGTTCCTAGCCTAAGCGGAACGATCGTCTCGGAAGACGCGATCGGGAACAATGCTGACGCTGATTGGCTAACGAACCGGAGTGCTTCCAGCAAGGAAAGTGAGCGGGCCTGCATCGAATAGAGAACAGCTTGCTCAACCGGTTCGACGATGAGAACCGTCGGGACGCCATGTTTGACGATTGATTGGCATATTTTGTCGTCGGGGACGTCAAAATAGAGCAGCGCATGGCGCTCGCCTCTTTGCGCAAGGCCATCGCGAAGCTGGTCTAACGTATTGGCGACGATGTAGTGGTAATCTCCGAACCGTTCACGGAGTATATCGATACCAAGCCGGGACACGAACATGGCGTGTGGAGAGGGGAGCCCGCAGAAAACGTAAATCATCTATGCGGCGCCCCCCGTAACTGCGGATCTTACTTGGTGATGATCAGGCCGAAGCAGGTTGCAGGGATGCCGTCAACCGATACCTTGATGTGGTTGTTGTCGCTCCCCCAGATCCCCCGCATGTAGTCTCCCATGTCGTGGGGGAACGGCGGAACGTCGATGAACTTGTCCAGCGGCTTGTTGCCAACATCGAAGTCCAGCGGCGCGACTTTGTAGCCCTTTGCGGTCAGCCGCTCGCTGATCTCCTGGAAGTGCTTCCGCTGGAAGAGGACAGTGTTCCAATTGTCGAAGGTGATGTCGTCGCGGGCGAAGTTGAACTCGGTCGTGTGGACCGCAACCCCGCCGGGCTTCAGGACATCGATCGAGTTCTCAATGAAATTCAAGCCCTTCTCGATGCTGCCCAGGTGTTCCAGGGCGCAGATCGACCAGCAGAAATCGAAGTCGCGCAGGTGGCTGGGGATGGCATTCATATCGACGTATTCAAGCGATACCTTGCGGTCAAAGACTTCCCTTGAGACAAGGTGCCCCTTGAAGGCGACATCCAGCGTCTTCGTGTGCTGGTTGGTGTCGGCCCATCCCTTGGTGTTCTGAGCTTCGGGTTGGAGGTCTGTGACAACGACCTCGGCCCCGTACGATGCCATTAGGGACGGCAGCGGTTCCGTGCCGCAGCCAAAGCCAAGGCCGCGCTTCCCCTCTGCCAGCACGCCGGCATTGTGGAACGCTTGCATCGCATAGCAAAGTTCCCAGAGCTTACGATGGAAGATCACCGGAACTTTTAGCTTCGATGCCCAGTAGGCGACCCAGTCCGATTCAAGATCGAATTGGGTGCTCGGCTTCGAACCCAAAGATACGGAAGTCGGGGACAGATTTTCCCGAACTGGAAGTGCGGCAGCGAGTGCACGCGCCAACTCATATCCGAAAAACTTCACGTTCAGCGCCAGCACATTCACGTTTCTGATGGCCTCAGACAGTGCGTTGATGTTCGGCTGCGATTCTTCGTTGACCAGGCTCTTCAGTATGGCGATCTGGCTGCTCAAGTCGTCAAGTTGCTGTCTCTGATCCAATGTCGTCTCCATGAGGCTCGTCTGGGTGACGGACGCTTAGCAGTCGCGTGATCTCGATGCAATCGGGCAGTCCTTTTCAAATGGTGCATAGCGGCCCGCGCGCAACCTAAACAAGTATACCCAACAACCAAGGAAAACTTCATGGCTCGGGAAACTCTTCCCGTCGCCCTCGATCTCACGTTCGGGGATGAGGGCGGCTATTCGAATCGCAAGTCCGATCGGGGTGGCCCGACGAAGTATGGGGTCACGCATACGACCTTGGCGGCGCACCGCGGCGTTCCGTCTGTTACGGCCAACCAGGTCAAGGCCATGACGAAGATGGAAGCCGAGGACATCTATCGGCGCTCCTACTGGGGCCAGAGCGGGGGCGATCTCTTGCCGCCGGGGCTCGACTATGCCGCCTTCGATTTCGGCGTGAACTCCGGGCCGGCGCGTGCGGTGAAAACGCTCCAGGAGGTCGTCGGCGTTCGCGAAGATGGGCACATCGGTGAGCAGACGCTTGCGGCGGTGCGCCGTTACCCGGGCGGCGTCGGCGCCGTGATCCGCGACTACTGCGCGGCTCGCATGGTCTACCTTCGGTCGTTGACCAATCCCCAGACCGGATTCCCGGCGAACGGGCGCGGATGGACAATCCGCGTCACCGGCAAGGATCCGCAGAAGCAATGGGCTGATCAGCCGGGCGTCATCGGCAACGCACTGCGCCTGGCTGCCAATGCCAGCGGATCAGACGTCGAGAAGACGCAGACGCCTGCGGAAGCGGGCGCCAAGGCAGATAGCCGCGACACTGGTCTCGGCGAGGTGATGAAGAAGCCGGAAGCATGGGGACCGCTCGGCGGCCTTCTCTCGGCCGGGGGTGCGCTCTTCGCCGGCAATGGCCCGGTGCAGTGGGCGCTGGCTGCTGCGCTCGTCGCGTGCGTCGGCGTCGGGCTCTACTACTTCGTCCGGCGCATTCGCGAGGCTGGGTGATGTTCGCGGCTCTCCTCATCCGCATCAAAGGCTATGCGGCGGCCGCCATTGGGGCGGCGCTATTCCTTGCCTTCGTCTTTCTAAAAGGGCGCCAGGACGGCAAGAACGCCGCGGAGCTTGCCCAAGCGAAGAAGCAGGCGGAAGCGATCAAACGAAAGAAGGCCTCAGATGAACAAGTTGACGGCATGTCTCCTGACGATCGCCGCGATGAGCTTAGCAAGTGGATGCGCGACCGGTGACTTCTGCAATGTCGCGGCGCCTATCAGGCCATCTGTCTCCGATGTTTTGACGGACGGGACCGGAACGCAGATCGTCAAACACAATCGCTACGGCCAGCAGGAATGCGGATGGCGGCCATGATCGGCCCGGCTCGCGTCATCCTCTCAATCCTGATCGGCGCCCTTATCATCGCCTTGGCAGGGCTCGTCCTTCTCACCATCAACAGCTAGGAATCTCGTATGAAGACCATGGAAGAAGTAGTAGCAGCCGGCGTAAAGTCCCAGGCCGCACTGGATAAGCACCTCACCGCTGCCCGCAAGGAAGCTGCGAAGCTTGCCAAAATCACCGAAGCAGGTGTTTCCTTGGGGATGGTCCCGAAGGCAATCCGAGCAAAGACGATCATCGCTGAAGCTCACACAATCCCCGGCCTCATCGCGCAGGCAGCCAAGGCCGCGGCTGATCTGCATGCCAAACAAACCGCCATTTGCCAAGAAAACGGCGTCGATACCCCCACTCCTGATAGCGTTGGCGGCGTCGTTGTCTTCGGAGGAGGTGGCCGATGAACCAATATGAGGTCGCGTTGCTCATCATGGCTCTGGTGACGGCATTCGTCGCCAGAGGTCTACCCAGAGCGTGGCTGTGGATCGCGGCCGGCGCTCTGTCTTTCGTCGTGTCCGCCACGTGGTGGAGACTACACCTGCCATACCATCCCGCGGCGACACTTATCTGTGATGCCCTGGTTTGCCTGAGCATCTACTCGCTAGCCAGAGAGGAATTTGAAATCTGGCTGTTCAATCTCTTTCGCCTCTCCGTCCTCGTCAGCCTCCTGAAGCTTTTCGGCGTAATTCAGGAGAATTTGATATACGCGGCAGCCTTAGAGTGTGTTAACTTTGCGGCACTGCTACTGCTGGGTGGTACTGGAATCTTGGCGGGGACTGCCAATGGAGGTCATACTTTCGGCTCTTGGATTGGCAATTTTCGTCGGCTTGGGCGTTCTCTCCGTTCGGCTCGTCGATCGCCTCCGTGGTTCACGATTCCGAGATAGCTGAAATGGAAGACAGCCTCATAGCAAAGATCGTGGGCGTCCTTTCGGGCGCCTTTCTCAGTTTATCCTACGACCCGCCACGCTCTCGCGCTGGCTTCCTCCGCAGAGGTGCTTCGAGCATAATTTTCGGTTGGGTCTTCGGCGAGCCTACCCTGGTCTTCCTCGAATGGAAAGGCGATTACAACAGCACGGTAGCCGCCTTCTGCCTTGCCTCGATGTTCAGTTGGTCCGCTATCGGTGTCCTGAAGCGGATTGTCGAAGCGTACAAGAAGGAAAGTTGA